CTGGGAGACTATCTCCTGAGCGTGGCTGAGCGTGGCTGAGCGTACGATAATCGTACGGCTTGGGTACTTGACTCCTTGCCTAATTCATGAGACAATTCTCTCATGTTCGGCACTAGGTCGGGCTACTTAATGAAAGGTTCTAAACATGTCTAAAGTAAATCTAGATCAGAAAGACTCAGCAAGTCAGGCGCTCGTTGCACTGGGAGTCGATCTAATTTCTAATGAACTCGGTTCTGAAATTGCAATCTATGAGGGTCTGCTCTCATCTCTTAATTCTGGCGCGCTATCGGTTCGCGGTGCAAAGGCCACCATTGAGGCGATCAACGAGGTTGGCTCACTTCCTTCAATCGCCGTCACTTCCTGCCAGTATCTCCTCGCCTCTGAGAAGGTTCGCGCTCTCAAGGGCGGTCTCGATCAGCCTCTCAAGAATCTCATAAATGTAACAATTCAGGGAACCCGTAAACTCGGCAAGAAGGCCATGAGCGAGGCCGTCGAGTCTGCTCAATCTTTCGCTGATCTCGCTGAGACTATCGAGGCAACTCCCGCCAAAGAGAAGGCGTCAGCACCTAAGGCTGAAGGCGTGGACGCGCTCATCAAGGTCTTTCTCGATGGGTTCGCTGATCTTGAGGACATCGCGCCTAAGGATCCAGAACTCTGGGCGGATTTCCTCGCCAAAATTAAAGTGATGAACGAGGCGATCCGCGCCTCTCATCCAGTGGCTAAGGGCAAGAAGGTAGCCTAGTCCCGGGAGCGTAAACCCCTCGACCCTACGGGGTCGGGGGGTTTTTCCATGCTCCGATTTTCTGTGCTGCGAGATCGGGCGGGCGGGGCGGGCGTACGACAATCGTACGGGCGCGGGCGCGAAAGTTTGTGTCGGCCAGCAATCACGGCAGTTTGTGTTGGTTTGTGTTGGCGGTGGGTGGCCAGCCATTGTGGTCTGCCATGTCCAGCCCTAGCCCTAGCCGTAGCCGCTTGACTTGGCCGGCCGGAAAGGGTATTATTCTCTTAGTGGACATAGCCATGCCCACCTCGCTGTACGACAATCGTACGGCAACCCTAACGAAAGGTAGTTTCATGATAGTTCTAACCACATGGGATGTGATCGCACTTACTATCGCGCTCACCTCGTCCCTCATAGTAATCATCACCACCGCCGTTGCTAATCACCGACTCACCGAGTCACGCGATTACTGGCGCTACCAGTACCAAGAACTCAAGCATTTCATGGAGCAAGAATTATGATCTGCGATATTATCGAGCGTATCAACATCAAGAAAGTTGATGAGTGTCTAGGTTCTGATATCCACCTAGATCCTAGTTACGCCACAATGCACCCTAACGCTGAACGCCTACACTGCCACATAATGCATGTTAAAGGCCCAAAGTATCACAATGCCTTCTATGTCGCCGACATGATTTGCGAGATGATACTCCATCCATCAGACATCAAGCGTTTATGGTCTGAGATGTGCCGTACTCTAAAGAGAAGGAGTGTACGACAATCGTACACCGAGAATCGAAAGGATAAACAATGACTCTAACCCTAGATGATGTAGCCACCTGCAATTCATGGGGCTACACCACAACTGCTACATGTACCAAATGTCACACTTATCAAGACTTATACGCAATATCCATCATCCCGAACTCGAACGACATGTGTATCAACTGCATGCTGGCCTTTATGAGGGAACTTTGCCGATACGGCGACTTCATTACCGAGGAGGGATTGCACTATGTATCCGACAATCGTCCTCGTCCAGATCAAGACGCGATTATCTGCTACTCATGCGAAGGCGTGAGTGACGGCTTACATGATCTAGTCGTTTCATCAACCGAATATGGCGTAGCGGTGTATGTTCATGGTGATGCACAGTGTTCTCAGATTTGTGATCGTTGCGATAGCGTCCATCCACGCTCCAACTGGCGTGTATCTTCCTTCCATACGGCTGGCCTGTCATTCGATATTTATGAGCGTTACTTCGGGCAGGAGGTCTGTCGTAACTGTCGTAACGAGATCACAGCAGAGCATGGTTCAGATAACCTGTTCCACTGTTCGGGCTGTGATAGTTACGAGATCACAGACGATGGCGCGTACTTCAACGGCACTCGCTATTGTGATAGTTGCTACAGCAACAATGTCTATACATGTGACGAGTGTGGTGACCAGTATTGGGATGGTGACGGGCATTACTGTCCAGAGGAGGAGAGTTCGCACCTCATCAACTCATACTCATACAAGCCGCGCCCGTACTTCTTCGGCAACGCTACCTATCACATGGGCTTCGAGTTAGAAGTCGAGTCTGACGGCAACTCCATCAGAGATGCGGCAGAAGTCGTGACCAATGCCCTAGGTGAGCGTATCTATCTCAAAGAGGACGGCTCTCTCAATCAAGGCTTCGAGATCGTCACTCACCCTCACTCACTCGATGAGTACCAGCAACACTTCGACTGGGATGCGCTTAGCAAATTGCGTAGGCTGGGCTTCCGTTCATGGGATACCAGTACATGCGGTCTGCATGTCCATGTCTCACGCACTGCGTTTGGCGTTATGCACAAGCGATCAGACATCACCAAGATTCAGGCTCATGAGTTACGATTCATGAAACTGATCTACGACAATGATCGCCAGATCAGTAGACTGGCAGGCCGTACCTCATCCTATGCAACCTTCGAGGATAAGGGTCGCCTTGTTAGCAAGATCAAGTATGGCAATCAGAGTAATGGTCGCTATTCTGCCATCAACTCCGAGAACTCGACAACACTAGAGGTTCGAGTGTTCAGAGGATCGCTCAAGCCCCAGCGCGTACTCATGGCACTAGAACTCGTTCAGTCTGCCGTTGAGTACACTCGTGACCTTCATGTAAGCGCCAACAATAAGGCTCTCTCATGGATGATGTTCACTCGGTATGTCGTAGACAATGCCTCAACCTATCCAAATCTATTCACAGCCATGGAGAAGTCCTTCATGTCTGATTCAGTCCAAGAAAACTAAGTGTACGATAATCGTACAGAAACGAGATAAAAAATGTGTATGCTATGTGTAATTCCGCCAAATGTAATTCCATCACGCGAGAAGTTAGAGAACTCTGCTCTCAACAATCCTCATGGCTTCGGCTTCGCTATCGCAATTCCTAGCGAGAACCGCATCCATGTAGAACGCACCATGAACGCTGATACATCAGTCAATCGCTTCCTCGAAATGCGTGGCAAGTATCCAGAAGGTTACGCCATGTGGCATGCACGATTCGCCACTCATGGTTCTCAGACTGTCGATAACTGCCATCCATTCCAAGTAGGCGTAGGCAACAACCTCACCTACCTTGCACACAATGGGATACTGCCAATCGTTGAGCCTAAAGGTGATGATCGTAGCGATACGCGTATCTTTGCTGAGGATCTACTGCCTGCAATCGGTGGGGTTACTGCCCTAGATAACCCACAAGTGTCCAACCTCATCGAGGACTTCACTAGCGGTTCCAAGGTATGTATTCTCACGATAGATCCACGCGCTGAGTATCAGTGCTATCTATACCACGCTGAGAAGGGCAAGAAGGATGAGTCAGGGGTCTGGTGGTCTAACGATTCCTGCTATCTCGATACCTACTCACGCAAGTGGACGGCTACCAACCCTTTAGACTTTGGCCTAGGCTTCGGCGGTTATTCCGATGAGAAGGATGTAAAGTGGCGCGAGTGTACTGTCTGCGAGACTTACATAGATGAGGCCATGATCGAGGACTGGGACGATCATTACTGCATGGCCTGTGGCTCATGCTATGACTGCAACGCTTATCTTACCGATTGCCTGTGCTATCAGGGCAAGGGTAAGACATGGGCTGCCAATGGCAAGGAAGGCGGATGGCAACTATGAGCAAGAATCGCAAGCCAGTACCGCCTACCCCGTACTATCTAGGGGTACGCGCTGAACTATTCCTGCATGACGCCGAACAAGCGTTACGGGATGGCAACAAAGAACGCCATGCAGAACTAATGCTCAGAGCCACTGAGTATCAACGCATGGCGGGACAATTACCAATGGAAGGATAATCATGAGCAAATATAAAGATGCTCTATGCGCTAAGTGTGCTATGCCAATTCTGGTACTGGCACACGATCACAGTGCTGGGTTCTATTGCCAGCAGTGTGCATGGGATAAGATGGATGATGTACGATTATCGTACGGAATTTCGGTGAGCAATTGACCGAGCATCATTTTCCTAACTTCGATAACCACTCTCTATGTGCTGAGGTTGACCCAGAAGTCTGGTTTCCAGAAGAAGGTGGCAACTCTAAGTACAAGACACCAGAGGCTGAGTACGCTAAGCGATTATGCAAGGCGTGTCCAGCACTGGTGGAGTGTCGAGAGTATGCCCTCAGATATACTGGACTCTATGGTATCTGGGGCGCTCTCGACCCTAGTCAGAGACGGGATATCCAAAAACAGTTAAACATAACTCCCATCCATGTGCTGGCCACCACGCCAACCATGCATGAGGGGTTCAGGGATGGAGTACCACTTGATACAGGACGACTATGACCACTTCGTAGGAAGTGTTTCAGAACAACTCACACTCATGTTGTGGACATGCGTTGGGACACTTATTGTTGTAGGCAGCATACTTGCCTTAGCAATGGGAGTCGGTGTATAATAGGTAATGAAAGGAAAGATCATGTCAGAACCCAGAGTGGATGATGATATAGCACTAGGCAAAGATGACTCATGCGAGGACTGTGATGAACGGTTGCGCGATTGTGAGTGTCATGAGCCTGATGTATGCTATGACGAATTCTACAACGATTAGAAAGGAATACCATGCAAGTGTTTTTTCAAGATGAAGTCATGCAGATCGCTGGCTTCATGGTTCGAGTAAGTGACGAATACGGCAACGGAACATGGTCGTATGGAATGTTCGACACTTACGATCAAGCGCAAGACTTTACCACTGGTCTTGCTTACTCAGTAATCGAGCCTGTTTACAAGCCAGTCAAACACTGATGAAGTGTTATATCTGCGCTCATAAGTTAAGCAAGGATAATGTGACCCCAGAGGGCTTCGCTCTATGCGATACTTGTGGCTGGGTATCACCTGTCCGAGTTGCTTAATTGCTAGACGCCCCTCACCCGTAACTGGGTGGGGGGCTTTTTCATGCCCTGAGTGTACGATTATCGTACAGTGACCTTGTGCCACCCATCGCCAGTCTTATGCTGGCACTCGCAACCCTTGCACTGGTCATGCAACCCGATAGCCCAATAAAGATCGCCAGCCTTGTTGGCTGCGCCACCTGCTATGCACTTCTCGCAAATCATGGGACGACAACTTCCTCAGGGGCAGGGTCGGAAGAAGTTTGTGTCGGATAGACCTTGCCGTTCTCTGGAACTTCCTCAACCTTTGTAGGTGAGAACACAGCAGACTCTTGAACAGCGTCGACATACTGGTGGAAGTATTCGATGAAGATATAAATCTGACTGACAAGATTCTCTGACATGTCCTTAACGTCATTGAAGAATTTAATATCCTCCTCTGAGTGCTTACTCGTCCATGTCTGATCCTGGATCTTCTCCTCCAGTTTCTTGTAGATCTCCATCACTTCTGTTATCTGCATTGGTCTTGTCATTGGCTTCCTCTTCTGTGTAGTCGCGTTCCTTGCGTGGCTTGCTGCCACCGAGGAAGTTAATCAAATTGTTTAGTGCTCTGTTAACTCTCATACGTGCTGCATCTTCTGTGATGTCCAGTTCCTTTGCAAAGGTTCTGTTATCACAGCCATCGCCGTAACGTAGAAATATAATACTCTTCTGCTCAACAGTAAGTTTATCAAGTCCCCACTCAATGTCAGCCATCATAGCAAACCAGTTGCCTCCCTCGGAGGCTACTTTCTTGCCTGATACAAATCCTAGTTCAGCCATTGCTGGTGCTACTACATCACCTCTGATGACTGCTGGTAACAACGCCTCAACAAGTTCTTTGTCGTAGTAGTAGTTGTCCTCTACACGATAGCCACCTATCTGCGCCTTCTGCTTCTGACAGTAATCCTTTGCAGCGTTACGTAGTGACCTAGCAATAAGTTTTATAGACTGCTTGCCATCTAATGCTTCCCATGTATTGACCTTGTTAGGGTGCTCAAGGAACCATACCCATAACTCTTGACGGACATCATCAGCATCAACGATCTTGTATTTACGAGCGAATTCGTAAGCAATAGCACTCACAATTCCATCGTATCTTTCGATTACCATTTGAATGTTTTACCATCCACTGTGAATGAGTTGTTGATGATAGGAACAAGTTGAGGGGTTACATTCTTGCCGTCAACATGTAGGATGCCAAAGCCTTGCTGCCATGTGAATAGCCCAGCCTTGATGTACTTTGCATTACGATAATCCATAAGATTACCGAGTTCCATACCCCAGATAGTTCTAGGCTTACCACCACGATAGGTTTGAGTCTGATGTGTCAGACCCATGCGATGCGTGTGTCCACACACGACAGACATGCCTGAACGCTTGGCTAAGCCCAATGCAGTGGCTCCTGCTGTGGGTTGTACGTTTCCTTCATCACCATGCATAAGCAACCAACCTGGGGCTAGTTCATATGGATCTGCGTGGTATTTAATCTCAAGTTCATTGAGTCCAAGGAAGTTCTCTAATTGTAATTCTGGTAGCCCAAGTAATCCTGGAGCACGCATAGCAACTGTGTTAAATAATCTATCAGTATGATTGCTACGCACCATGTGCTCAACAGTTAAGTCATAGAGAACCTGACGAGTAAGATCACGGTCACGACCAATAGAGCGTTCAAACTCTAGTTCGGTTCCCTTACTCCATTTCGATATCGTCTGCATATCCATCTCATCACCACAGGATACTACAGTTTCAGGTTGATACCATTGAATGAACTTTGCCACTGCCTTCGTGGCTTCTACATCGTGATATGGAACTTGAAGATCGGAGATGCAAACGATATTTTTCATGTCTTCTTTGTCGCTTTCTTAGCAGTTTTCTTTGCAGTAGTTTTCTTCTTAGCGCGACGCTTGTTCTCTAGTCCAACGTTCTTGCTCTTAGAGAGAGTGTTAAGGTTAGATAGTCTATCATCGCCTGCTCTACCCTTATTGTTCTTATGATTTACTTCTGTTCCTTTTGGGAGGGTTTTTCCTGTGGCTTTTTCGTAATCAACGCGAGCCTTATTGCTAGAAGTTGTAACCACTTTGCCATTTTTATCCCTTTTCTTAATCACATAGATTGGTCGTCCACCGTTTGCTTCGCTACCTTTGTAAGGTCCGAAGATACGTTTGATTTTTGATTTGATTGTCATTCTGCTGGCCATTTACCTTTCAGTACCATTAGCGCGATTATTGAATAGTTGGCTAAGTCAGCAAAGGAATCCTCAAGAGATTCATTCTGTGCATCCTTGCCAGTGTCAATCAGATTGTTGATGCGTGCTATCTTGTCCCACATACGAACACGGAGGCCGTTCAGTGGGCCTCCAGGACTTTGTGAGATATTCTTTGGGCCGTAGTCGGCATGCTTCTTGATGAGTAGGTTGGTCAGAGTGTCACTGATCTCCCAGATATCTAACTCAAACTGGTTAGGTTCAGGTATATCAAAAGTATACTCTTGCACCTTCTGCGGTGGTTCCCATTTATAATCATGGGCAACCATGTCTCTTACACTAAGTCGTTTAGTCTTTTTCATCTCCGTCTTTCTTAAGTAGTCTTTCTAGATCGCTCATCATGTCATTCATCTCAGAGGCTACGACTGTCTCCTCAACGAATTCTTCTAGGTCTCCCTCACTTGCATTGACCATCATGAGGGTTGCATCTTGCACGATACTCCATGCATCATCGAGATCACCTTTGTTTACAGTGTCATTGAGCAGGCCCAAAAACGTATATAAATCAAAGGAAAAACGCTTATTTAGGCGTACTTGCCAGCCAAATTCAATGCCACAATGATCCATAAACTCGAAGATATCTGCCGTTGCAAACGAGCACTTATCTTCACATCTAAACACGCCACTCTTATCTGGCATTAACATTAGGCACTCGCAATCTTCCGTTGGAAATATTCTACACCATTTGTCTGATACATGCTGTTTACATCCTCGCCCTCAGGCATAGTGACGATGGTCAAGTTAGGTAACTCCTTAGCAAGAGACTTACCAAACTCAGCACCAGCGTTATCCCCATCAGCAAATAGAAATACTCTTTCAAAGTCCGAGAGGAGTCTGGTGTAGTGCTTCTTCCAGTTGTTGACTCCAGCGACCCCCACCGCAGGTATCCCGCAAACAGTATCAAGCGTGATCGTGTCAATCTCACCCTCGCAGATAGAAATATATGAGGACGCTTTGAAGAATGCACCCACGTTGTAGAGATGCGTTGTCGCCCCTGTAATCCCCATGTACTTTGGTTCCGAATGGTCCATCGCACGGAATCTAAGGTCAACCACCCCCGAACGCGTAAGATACGGAATCGCCAAGCGATTGATATAGGCTTCATGACCCGTGAGCGGCTCTAGCACGACGCCCAAGCGCATCCGCTGGGCTTGTTCCAGAGAGATCCCCCGTTCTGCGAGGTATTCCTCCGCTTCGTGGAGTGCGCTGTGGTAGAACTTTGCCGCTCTGGTCAAAGATTCTCTTTGCAAGTGTGACTGCTTCACGAAATTTAACTCCTTCTTTTTGCATAATGATAGCATACGCATCGCCTTTGTACTGGCAACCATGGCACTTAAAGATATTATCTTTGAGGTGTACTGCTGCAGATGCATGTGAATCATCGTGGAATGGACACTTGAGTTTAGCCCAGCCACTACGGGTAGGAACCTGAGCACCGTAGTACTCAAGAATTGTTGTTATATCTGGCTTATTTTGAATCATCTTTCATCGCCTTCTTTAGTAACTCTAAATACACTGACCCAGGCATTGTAGCATACCAATCAGCAGGAGATGATTTACCTTTGCGCTTGTGCCATACGACACCAGTCCATGCCTTAGCATGAACCATCTCGACCTTCAACTCTTCTAGCCAACCAGAAAGAGCCATCTTTGCATGGTCTTTGACTTCGATGCATACACCATTGACACCAGCGATATCGCCCTTATCTTCTTGCGCCCCTGCTAAACGCCTTTCAGCGTATGGGAATCCGTTCTCAATTAGATAATCAACGATGTCTCTTTCGGCCTTAGATCCTTTGGCCTTTGCTGGGTTACTCATTAGTACCATCCATGTTTCTTGTGGAACTTCAACGCCTTGGTAGGTGTGCCATAGCGATGCTTAATATATTTCAGCCCTAAGTCAATTTGCTTTATCAATGGAGTCTTTGGATCCATCTTGAGCAGTTGAGGTATGCCATAGGCAGTAGAGCGAGGATTGTCTGCTGTGTAATCCCAGCGTGACTCGATGTACCATAGTTCATCTAAAGCCTTCCACTCCTTAACGCTATTGAACTGTGCCATGACCTTGATCTTAGCAACGTCTTTGGCAATTAACTTCATCTCTCTCATCGCTGGATTAGCGCATCGGTAGATGATCTCTTGTTCAATCTGAATAATCTTGTTTTGCAAAGTAAGAGCACCCACAGTGTGAGGCAGTGTACCCACAAAGACCACAAAAATCATCAAGAATATGTATGTTCTTAGTTTCATCTTTACTCCTCAGTTGGGGCGGTTGCCTGTGTTCCACAGTCAGCGCACTCCATATCTAGAAAGTACATTCCTATCGTACCATCTGCTTCAAATGTTACTTTAAGATTCCAAACGAAACACCCACATACGCATACAGTGGTGGGTTCACCTCTGATATCCATAGCCCTTGAGTAGTCAGGTTTCAAATCATTGATGTGCTTCATTGTACCCGTTCAGGTATGTCTGAGACATCCATAAATTCGGGATTGAACTGCAACCAAAAAGCCGTATCCCCAGTTGGATCTGCCTTACCATAGCGGTTCTTAACGGGTGCTACAGCGATGTAGCCTGGTGCGTTAGTTCCCACTGTACAGATAAGTGCAGGCAACTGCGCCACCATGCCCTGCAAAGCAGAGCGAGGTTGGCACGGGTTCCCCACATACGACTCCTTGGTGTGATGCAGTATCAATACCGCAGCATTGGTATCTCTTGCAAGATACTTCAACTCTTTGATTGTGGAACGCATGTTCGCAAACTCTTCTCCCCCATCATTGGAGATATCCATAAGGTTATCAACAACTATGAGAGTCGGCGAACAGCCCCACAATTCCTCGAATGCTTCTACCTCTTGATCGAGATCTGCCAGCGTAGGTGCTGACTCAAACGACCAGAAGATATGTCCCGAGGAATCATTAATTGTTTTACGACTACCTTCAATATCTTCATTGAGCATAACCTCAGAATCAGATTGGGACTTTCCAGTAATCATAGATAGCAGACGCATAGCCATTGTGTGAGCGTTTGTGTCGGCTGATACATACAAGGTAGGAACTTTAGCCCGTAGCGCAATAGCCAAAGCCAGTGTAGACTTACCAGCACCAGGAGTGCCAGCAATCATCGAAACTTCGGATCGGCGAATAACTACTTTGTTGGCATCAAACGTGCGGAACACTGATGGTAATGGTTCACCACCGATGTCCTTTCCACCAACTGCACGGGCTAGGGTTCTCATATCTTAGAATGCACTCCATTCAGAATCGTGTCTACGTACCCATACTGGTTCGCACTGATCTGGTGTTCCTTTAGGTGAAGGACACATGTATGCCTTCCATGGACCCTTTGCACCTGCACCTGTTCGCTTGGTCATAATACCATGTGAGCAAGTCTTAGATGATGGTCCAAGATTACCAGCATTTGTTGGGTGTGCAGTGTGAACTGCCTCAGCCCCAGGAAATGCTGCTGCGATGTTCTGAACTGCCTGAACACCATTGGTTGGTGCTCCTGATAGAGACTGCGCCATTACCTTGAGTACATCCTGTGACTCTTCGATACCGACAGCACTCTCTAGTGCTTCACAGAAACCAACGTAGGTCTCTGAGGCTACCACGAAGATACGTCCATCGGGTAGTTTACTGCTGACTTGGAAGTTACCAGTCATTTGTTATCTCCTTTTTTTGTTGAGTGAAGAAACTTGCATGAGGATATCACACCACATCTGCCACAGTTTGAGAAGTTGGGCAGGAAGATCGTGTTCTTTCGAGCGATGTCGAAGGTGTTGAGTATGTCCTCGACTCGCTCAGCATGTAGAAATTCTAGGTTCCATTGTGAAACTGTACCAGTACGTGCATCCCAGAAACCTGCCCTATCGACAGTAATCCCATGCTTACCCAATGCCCATGCATACACTGCAAGTTGCAAAGGATGCTTCTGGGATGACGCACCAGTCTTGATGTCGATGAGTACCCTATTCCCATCGAAATCGGTCATGACTCTATCAATTGCCATCTTGACGATAGTATCCTCGATAGGAATCTCGTATTGCTTTTCAATGAAATCTTCGTAGACATTCCAGCCATTGTTACGGAACTTGATCCACTTCTCAAGCATCCAGATGCCTTCGCCATACCACCACGACATATCCTCACGTTTGGCATACTGCCATGTATTCATGTCTCCGTGGAGTTCTTCATCTTCTTTGACCTGTTCAAACCAGACCTTGTTCCAGATGGTTTCGGGATCTCCGCCTTCGAGATCATAAACTTCGGTAGCCTTATGTACGGCTGTACCACCAGTGAACCAGACGGCGTGTGCTTCTTGAGCACCTTCAACCTTGGTGAGGTAGTACTTCCAACCACACTCTTGCCACGTGGTCAGTGATGAATAGGAAATATGCTTTGGTAAATCGCTCATGAAAGTACTATAACAGACGATTATGTTTTAGGAAGATTGAACCTTCCACGAAGTCAATCGCGTCGTCGATATCCGATTCGATATCTATCCAGAGTTCTGACGAACTCCCCATCACATTACATCTCTGCATTTCTTGCCTACCTGCCTGAGTCCTGAATTTAAGAAATGCCCCCCTACCCCCCAAAAAAAATTGGTGGTTCAGGGAGGCGATGAACTAGGCTTTGCCGTCGTCCGTCATTTGAAGTTTCTGCCCCACGGTTTAACCCGCCCACGAAGGATATCATGTGATATGATTCTCCGCATGATAGAGATAACCATCTGCGACGAGTGTCGCAACACCATCAATACCGAAAATGATAACTTCGTAATTGTCGACAAAGTGTACTACTGCTACGACTGTTGGAGGAATGTCTGATGCCCACATACGACTACGAATGCCCTGGGGATGGGGAGATCATAGAGTTCACCCTACCCTTCGACCATGAGGCCCCTCTATGCGCCTGTGGTGACGTTATGAGGCGTGTTTTCAACCCTGTGCCAGTCAAGTTTAACGGCCCAGGATTCTATTCTACAGGTGGATAGAGACGACAAAAAGCCCCCCACCAGAGGTTAGTCTGATGAGGGGCTGATTGTTGAGAGCGGGCTAGGTTACTTAGAACCCTTGCCGAACTCTGGGGACTTAGGATCGAGAGCCTTCCACACAGGTGCGATGAAGGCTGAGACGAAGGCATAAGCCAAAGTCTTTGGGTCAGTTACACCTGCCATGTAAAGCGCTGTGACTGCAGGAACTGCAGCACGTGCGTACGTGGTTAGGATTGCAATGAGTTTATCTGTTGTCATGTTTCTCCTTATGACTTGAATACTGGCTTGCCAAAACCGACGACAGACACGACTTGTGACTTGCGGAGTTTGGAGCCATTCTTCTTCTTGTAGGCGCGTACCTTGAGGCATACTTGCCCTCCGTTACGCTGGTCGCCCTTCTTATCTGGGGCTGTGTTGCCTTCGATACAGGTGACTGTGCCATCGCCGTTATCTTTAACGACAATGCCAACGTGAGATATTCGGTCTACTCCGTCGTTCGGGAAATCAAAGAAGACCACATCGCCAGGTAGAGGAATTGCTTCCTCAGCCTTTTCCCACTGGTTCTTCTTCATAAACGCGGTAGCACCTGCAACTGTTGATACGCAATTAGGGATCTTGAGACCGACCTGATTGGCACACCAGTTTACAAATGAGCCACACCAAGGCAAGAAGTTCGCCTTAGTAAAAGCACCGTACTTGGTTTCGTTGTCCTTAGGACCTTCGATCACACCGATTTCGCCTCTGGCTACTTCGATGAAGTTTAGACGTTGACCCATTATTCACTCGCTTTCTTATCAACCTTAGCAAAGGCTGCGTTGATTTCCTCTGAGGTGAGGCTTCCATCTGCTAGGTAGAAACGGGCAAGGGCTTCAAGCACACGTGCTGCTCCCAAGGCTCCAGCAAGCGTTGCTGCCTGCCATACTTCAATCCCAACCAATGATCCAGCACCGATAACTCCGAGAGATTCTGCTGCGATTACCGCAAAGATTCTCATCATTACGTTCTTGAATGTATCCATTATTCTTCCTTCATATTTCGGATGTTGAGGGTAACTACCCAGACAACACCTGTGACGATGATTGCATAACCAACTACGGTCTTTGCAGACCCTTCTAGAACAACCCAGGCAATAAACATGCCCAGGAATGTCCAGAGTTGGTTAAAGAAATCAGAGAACCATTTTTTCATTAGGGATTCCTTCTGTATGCGGCTACTGCAGCAGCACCTGCTGCGGCTTGGGTGGCTATGTTTCCAGCGATAATGGCTGCGATAACAACCTTCTCTGACTGTTCTCTTACCTCTGGTGACATATCTGCACCAATGTTTGATAGGGCGGTAAGTACTTGTCCTGGATCTGTAAAGATTTCTGCAAACAATTCAGCAGGATTCTCAAGGAGTTCAAGAGCAATCACTACTTCTGCTGTCAGGATGACTCCGTTCTCCAGTTCGACTGGAGTATCTGGAGGCAACACGCTGAGGTCAGTCGTGTCACTTAAAACTACAACTTCTGGTATAGTTGGTTCAGGTGTTTCTATAGGAGGCTCAGGTTGCACAGGTTCAGGCTCAAGTGGCTCTGGTTCGTCAACGATCTCAGGCTCCGTGATTTCAGGTTCCTCAACAGGCTCTTCTGGCTCAAGAGGAATCTCAGGCTCTACGACCTCTGGTTCATCTACTGGTTCGTCAGTCTCAGGCTCTGGCTCTACAGGAACTTCGGGTTCTTCTGGTTCTGGCTCGACAACCTCAGGTTCTGGTTCTGGAGTAGGTTCAGGTAGTGGTTCTGGCTCTGGTTGAGGCTGTGGTTCAGGCTCTGGTTCTGGTGGCAATACCACTACTGGCTCTGGTTGTACTATTGGTGTTGGCTCAGGAAGAGGAGTAACTACAGGTGTTGGAATTGATTCTGCTGTTTGGGTATCTACCGTTGATGTTTCTACTGGTAGTACAGGTGTTACAGATTCGGAAGTTGTTGTCCCAGAGTCAGAAGCCGAAACGGTCTGCGAGTCAGATGAATCATTCTGACCAGTTGATGATTCTGAAACTGGCGTTGAAGAAGTCTGAGTCTCAGGTACAGAAACTACAGTCTGAGAATCTTCTGTTGAAGGACTCGGAGAGGGACTTGGTTGAGGCTCGGGAGCAGTTGAAGTTTCTGACTCAGCAGTTTGAGTCTCAGAGACTACAGTTTGAGTCTCGGTGGGAATTTCGTGACTAGGAACTACACCGCCATAATAACGAAGAGTGTTATCAGAAAGACTGTCACTAATATAAACAGTGAATCGTCCATTAAAACCACCTTCACAAAACAGTCTTGGAATACTACCCTTACCATTAAAGAAATTATTACTATTATCCCAGCCAGTCATCGCAGTTCTAGTCTCGCTGCCATCGGCAGTGGTACAAGTAATGTTAACATTCATGGCCATTACGGCCTGTGATGATGCTGGAAGTAAATAAGATGTGCCTATAACTAGGAGAATAATTCCTAGTCTACTTGCCGTCCTTCTCACAGAGGAGGAGATATATTTGGTCAACGCGTGCTTCCAATCGGTTCACTTGATCTTTGACAGAACTACCCCCATTTGGCTTTAATTCTGATAGATAGTGTTTAACTAACCATCGAACAAAACCTGTAAACCCTGCAAGCAGAGTCATCAGCGCTACGAAAAAACCAGCCCATTCAGTAACTGTCATAAGACTGTCTTTATCGTTACAGTAAGCAAACCACCAAATCCAGAGAAGTTTCCGCTGGGTGGTGTCTTACGAGAAAATTGCACTTGCTCAATCAGTCCTTGCACACGCTCTCCTGTTGTAAAGTCTTGGATGTTGATAATGTCACCCTGTGCTTCGATTTCTTCTAACAGTTGAATACGCTCCCACGCACGGCCTTCATAGCCAGTTATCACGTTATAACGGTCTTTCTCAACGTCAAAGCACCACACGGGGAACTGAATCAACCGTTGGCGCTTAGTTGCAGGAAGCGCTTTTATTTGGAAGCCCTTAAATAAGGGTCCTTGACTGGTATCGCTTGCGCTACGTGAGAGCGTAAATTTGTAGAACAGGAACTCTTGTGGGCCTTCTGGCTGAGTAGTTGCTGCTTCTGGTGTGCCGACTGCGGCGTTGTAGGAGATGACGTTGTTTACATCGCCATTTTCTTCTATTGTTTGAATGTCCATAGCGCCATTGGTGAATATACCTCTAGCGCGTACAAGTTTGAAGTTCTTTGGTTCTAGTGTTCCGTAGCGGATAGCACCTGTCTGTACGTATCCAGAGGATACTAGGGTGCTGGCTGACTCTAAATAGATTGCTCCATCTGTAACGTTATATTCAGTAGCAAAGGCTAAGCGATTGGTTGTCCCAATAAAAGCAACACCTGTAGTAAAGTGTGTTCCTGACTGAATTCCTATCAAGTCGTTTGCATAAGCAAAACGAAGTGGCTCACCCTCAATAAGTTGACTGAGGTCAACGCGAGTAAGACCAGCGTTAGAACCTACACCTGTAGTAGCCCATGCAAAGCGATCAGCACATGCTACGTCATAGACTGGCTGAGTTGATTCAAAGATGAGTGGACCATAAGCAAGAGATCCATCTTGGTCATTAACTTCGGCAACGCGTAGACCCTTGCTGGTTCCAATAATCATGTAGCCTAGATAGAAGTAAAGTTTTTCGACTATCTCTCCAGGAGGGAACTCAGCAGCAACCACAGCCTGTGTAAGCACCGGCATTGCTCCGTTAGTTCCTAGGGTGTACTTCTGAATAGTTGAGTAGATGCCTGAGTGACCTGCTGTGTAGATAGCAGGACCAGATGCTGCCACTGATGTGTAGTGATAGTTGGTGTTAGGGTTAGTATATACTGGGCTGGGTAAAGAAGTAGCAGACGTTGATAATTCGTAGACCCTATTATTAACACACAAAATAATACGGTCTTTAATAAACTCCATAGTTGCGTACAAGATTTCAATATCACCGCTTTGGAACATCTGCGTAACATCACCTGTTGCAGATGGGTTAGATGAACCAGTAGTTGAGTCACCTGTTAGTGGCTTCTTAAACATAGTAAGGCGCTGATTGCCGCCTGATGTTTTATTAGTTATCCAGTAAGCGTTAACTCCATCATCGCAGATAGCAAATACTTTACTGTCAGTGCCAGAAATATAGTCAATAAAGTGAGTAACTGTTCCTGCTGCTGAAATTTTATCTACATCAAACTCATCATGCAACAATACGCCTTCTGTGCTTGACCACTGAATAGAGCGAACATGTTGTTGAGGATGTTGATGATCAGTTCCAACTACAGGACCAGTTGTTGCGTGAGTGTTGGTTGTATCCTTGAGCAAGGTTACTTGACCCTTAACCCATGGATTGACACCTTGTGAATCTAAATAGCGGTAAGCAATAGACTCACCTGCTGATGGGTCATAGAACTTGATACCTGCTCCACCATGGAAAGATGACTGAGATCGTAGCCACCAGCCTGTTAGAGACTGCTCGCCTGGTTCTCTTGAGTTATCAAACTGATCCTTGCGGTATGGTGCTGTCTCGCGCTGATATGGGTTCTGATCTGTTGGAGCCATGAAGAATGGGATACCACCAAAGGCTACGTCATAGTCCTCTGCGTTATTGGTCCAGAATCCACTTGTTCCAGGATTACCTACATTGAGGGGTAAACCCTCGGTAATATCTTGGCCAGCCAAGGCGTACCTCCACTACTAGGGAAAATTAGTTGAGCAGTTTTAATCCATACTCAGGGATAAGTAATTAGGCTATTTTCTTAATTAGAAGATGCTGCTCTGTCTGATTGACTACAGTGTACTGACCATTAATTGCAGCCAAGAAAGCATTCATACCAGGAGCAGGGTTCCAGTTTTCATCAGGGTTATAAAATTCTATATCGTCACGGACAAGCAAACCATTTGGCTTAAGTGTTTGCCACGCAGCCATAGCATCTGCATAGACACCATCTTCTGACTTGTCACCATCTAGATAAATAAAGTCATATGACTCTGAGTTCTGTGCAAAGAAAGTAGCACTAGGCATCTTATGTTTAATGATATTAGTGTAATCTTTTACCTTGTCATCATAGGTTGCCTCAACATCTGCAAACCAATCGTGTGATGCTTGAGTTGCACTAGCGTCTAGTTCCCATCGCTCAACATCGGTAAGGGTACAATCCTGACCAGTAAGAAGATTGTCAAGAAGCCATACGCTACCGTCACCAGTAAAGACTCCAATTTGTAAGAACTTAAGATTGTCTTTACCCTTAAAGTCTTGAAGATGTTGAGTAAAATAACTTTCTGATTTATGATTAAACCAATTTGGATAACCTATCATTATACTGTCACCGTTCCACTTCCTGCTGTAAACTTGTAAACACGATAATTAGCGCGAGTTGTTGTGTCAACCGTGTAGGTTAGTGTTCCTGGAATTGTTGTAAGCGCTGGACCAACAGATGGGTATGCAATAATCACAACACCGCTACCACCAAAGCGAGTAGTGCCTTGACCGCCACCGCTACCCGCACCTGCGCCACTATTCGCCGCTCCATCTTGTCCTCTAGCAGTACCACCCGCGCCTGCAGAGCCAGATTGTGTGTATTGCCCACCAGCACCACCACCGGCGTAATAAGTTGATACTCCAGTAATGCTAGATGCTACGCCATTTCCAGAGTTCCAACCTGATGCGTTACCACCTGCGCCACCACCTGCTGCTAAAGAACTATAAGCAGTGCTAGGGAACGGTGTAGTTCCACCATTACCACCATCTAAGCCAGTACCACCAGCATAGGCGGTAGTGCTTCCTGATGTGGCTCCGCCAGAACCAGATGAACCATTAAATCCAACCTGACTGGCTTCAACACCTTTTGCTCCACCTGTAGCAGTAATAGTTGTTGAACTATAAGTAAGTGTAGATGAAGCACCACTAGAATTATTACCAGGAGTTCCAGCAACAACAATAGCCAATGTACTGCCAACAGATGTATTTGCTAAAGTGGTAAAAGTTTTTACTGCACCACCACCAGCACCAGAAGTACCATAACCGTTACTACTACCACTACCACCAGCGCCAACAACTAAGTATTCAACATAGTATGGATAAGGTGCTGCAGGCATAGTGTATGGAACTGTAGCGCCAATGCCCCACGCTCCAGATGAGTTCTTAAATGCAATTATGAAATTGTTTACAGCATTAGGCGTAGTATTTGTAGAACTAACACTAACTGTTGCACCTGATGCTGCAGAACTAAAGTTAAGAATATCTCCAGTTATTGTGAGAAGGTGAGCACTTACTGCATCTGTTGGCGCAGTATTCCAAGTTCCTGTCATAACTCCGTTTATGCCGAAAGATAATGAGGCGCTTACCGGAGCAGCAACTTGAGTTACGGAGATAGGTACTATCTCAATACCAAACGGATATGTAAGACCACTTGGAATAACGATTTTAGTGACAGCAACAGGAACTGAAATAAATCCTGAACCACCACGAATAGTACCGCTGAAAGTATGTCCAGTTGCATCTTGCAATGAAATTGTCATTGTCTG